CGGGATCCCGGTCTACGAGGCGGGCCCCGAGCCCGACTATGAGGGGCTGCTGCCGGAGGACCGCGAGAAGGCTGTTGAGACCGAGATGGCCGCCGGCGCGAAGCTCGCCCAGGCGTACCGATCGGGCGACAACTCGGGTGCCGCGATCCGTACCGGGTCGAAGCTGACGTTGATGGGCGTCACCGGCACGTTGCCGGACTCCGACAAGCCGATCCGCTACTACGACGAGCAGATCAGCGCCGCGGTGCTCGCCAACTTCCTGAGCCTCGGCGGCGACAACGCGACCGGTTCGTACGCTCTCGGCAAGACGTTCGCCGAGTTCTTCGTGCAGTCCCTGCAGACGGTCGCCCTCGACATGGCCGATGTCGCCACGATGCACATCGTCGAGGACTTCGTTGACATTAACTTCGGCACCGAAGAGCCGGCGCCTCGGATCGTGTTCGACGAGATCGGCGCGCAGCAGCCCGCCACGGCGCAAGCCATCAAGATGCTCATCGACTGCGGCGCGCTGAGGGCTGACGGACCGCTTGAGACGTTCCTGCGTGAGCGCTACACCCTTCCGGCTGCGGATCTGGCGACAAGCCGAGTCGCCCCCACGCCGACCCCCACACCGCCCATCCAAGGAGCATGAGCATGGCCACGACCTTCCGATTCCGCGGCGAGCAGCCGCCCACCGAGACGTCCCGCGCGTCCCTGCTGGCCGACACCGGCTCCGACACGGGTATCGCAACCCTGTACCTGTACGACCCGATCGACTCGTGGGGCGGCTTCTGGGGCGTGTCCGCGAAGGAGTTCGCTCTCGCGCTCGCCGTGCTGCCGATCGGCACGACCGAGATCCGGCTCCACATCAACAGCCCCGGCGGCGAGGTGTTCGACGCGATGGCGATCGTGAACCAGCTCGACCAGCACGCCGCGCGGGTGGTCGCGATCGTCGACGGGATCGCCGCATCGGCCGCGTCCGTCATCGCCGCATCGGCTGACGAGCTTGTGATGGGCATCGGGACACAGCTGATGATCCACGACGCCTGGAACATCGAGATCGGCAACGAGGCCGACATGCTCGCCATGGCCGCCCGGCTGTCGCGTGACTCGGAGTCGTGCGCCGCGATCTACGCCGCGAAGGCTGGCGGCACCGTCGACGAGTGGCGGGCCCTGATGCGTGACGAGACGTGGTATTCGGCGGCTGAGGCGGTCGCCGCCGGCCTGGCCGACTCGACCGTCGAGGACCCGGCCAGCAACGCGAAGGCGAAGGCTGCGCTCACGGGGGCCCGTGCGATGTTCCGTTACGCGGGTCGCGACGAGGCCCCCGCCCCTGGACGGCTCACCGTCCACCCCGATCTCCCGGCCGCTCCCGAGCCGGGCACACCAGAAACCCACCAGGAGGAGGACTCCATGTCCAAGCTCACCGATGGGCTCCGTACGCGGCTCGGGATCACCGATGCCGCCCTCGACGAGGACGGTCTCTTGACCGCGCTCGACGAGGCGCTCGCCGAGCGCGCAGAGCCCCACACCCAGGTCCCGTCGGCTCTGCCGTCCGGGACCGTCGCCATCGACGAGGCCACCCTCGCCCAGCTCATGAGTGACGGGGCCGCTGGCCGTGCTGCTCGCGATGCCCAGATCGAGACCAACCGCACCGCGGCCGTCGACGCGGCCATCCACGACGGCCGGATCCCGTTCGCCCGCCGCGATCACTGGATCGAGCAGCTCACTGCCGACCCGGGCGCCGTCGACACCCTCAACAAGCTCGCCCCGGTCATCCCGACCGAAGCGATCGGCCTCACCGGAGGCGTCGATGAGGCGTCCGACGACGACGCCACCAACTACGCGGCGCTCTACGCCCAGAAGGAGGCCTGATCATGGCCGACCACCTGCTCAAGTTCAAGCCGGGCCAGGCCGTGACGTTCACGGCGTCCACGGCCATCGTCGGCGGCAACACCGTCGAGATCACCGGCAACCGGACGGTCGGCGTGCCGGACGCGGCCGCGTCCACGAAGACCATCGGCTCCGCCGCCCACGACGCCGCGATCAACGACCAGGTCATCGTCCACCTCAACGGCCCCGTCGACACGTTCATCTCCGCCGCGGCCATCGTGGCCGGCGCGAACGTGGAGAACGCCACCGTCGGGAAGGTGCAGACGGCGACGACCGGACGCATTCTCGGCATCACTCTGACGGCTGCAACCGCTGCCGATCAGACCGTCCAGGTCCTGCGGGCCTGAGAGAGGACCTGAACACATCATGCTCACGTACCCCATCCCGGGTTCGACTCTCACCGGGAACGCCACCCTCGCGCAGGCGCTGGCGTTCCTCAAGTCGCCGACTCAGATCGCGCGTCGCTTCGCCGAGATCCTGTCGGATCACAACTTCCTGGCCCACTACCTGCTCCGCGGGCAGTACAAGATGCAGGGCGGTGCCATCTCCATCCTCAACGAGGGGACCTCAACCGGCGGTTCGTCGGAGACCGTCGCCCCCGGCGGCGAATACCCCATGCTCGCCCTCCCCGCCGATTCGGCGACCCTGATCGCAGCCCTCAAGAAGGGCCTGTCGACCGAGGTCACCGACGAGGAGGTCGGCCGGCTGATCCAGGACCCGACCGAGCGCGCCATCCAGCTCCTCGCGTTCCAGCTCGTGTCCGACTTCGACTCCGTATCCCTCTCGGCGATCGCCACGGCGATCACCCAGAGCTTCGCCAGTGCAGCATGGTCGACAGGCACGGGCATCGTCGCCGCGGTCGAGGCAGGCAAGGCGACCCTCTCCGCGCTCCACAAGGGCTACACGGCCACGTCCGTGGTGCTCACTGGGACGCAGTGGGCTGCGATCGCAGCCCCGCTGCTGTCGGTCCTCCCTCGCGAGGCCGGTAACCCGCTGCTGTCCGGCGGTGTGCCGAACATCCAGGGCGTCGACTGGGTCACCAGCAACGACCTGCCCGGGGGCTGGATCCCGACGATGGTCGACGCCAACAACCTCGGCGGCATCGGCCACGAGGACATCCCGTCGCCGGAGTACGTGTCGCTGTTCAGCGTCTCCGACGCGAACCAGCCGAACCGGTCCAACGTCGAGGTCGCTCGCTTCCGCGAGAAGAACGACTCGACCCGCCTCCAGGTCCGCAAGGCCGACGTCCCCGTCGTCCGCAACGCGGATGCCGGGATCGAGTTCACCGGCACCGGTCTGTGATGGCTGCCTACGTGGTGGTGGCTCGGGCCGTGCAGTTCATCGTCGGATCTCGTGGGTTCCTCCTCGAGCGCGGCGCTGCCGTGCCCGAGGGGGTCGACGAGGCGGTCCTGGAGCGGCTCGTGAGCCGCAACTTCATCGCCGAGGTCGAGACCGACGAGGAGATCGAGGACGGCGGACAGGGCGAGCCTGCGGGTGAACCCGAAGACGTCGACCTGGAGAAGTTCACGAAGGCGCAGCTCGTCGAGCTCGCCGACGACGAGGGCGTCGACCTCGCCGGTGCGAAGACCAACGCGGAGATGGTCGCGGCAATCGTCGCGGCCCGCGACAACGCCACCATCGAAAAGCCACCCGCCGGCGGCTCCGACCTGTAACACCCTCACCAGGGAAGGGGGCGATTCCGCCATGCTCGTCTACGACGACCTACGGCCGTTCGCGGCTGATTTGACCGCGGCACAGTCCGTGATCGTGATCGAGGACGTCGAAGCCGAGCTTGCACGGATCGCCCCCGACCTGACGGGCACCGCAGACCCGACCGTATTTCGGATCCTGCGCGCCGCCTCGCTGCGGTACGCCGAGTACCTCAAGAGCGGCGGCCGCCGTCTGGTCGTCCGCGACAGGAGCCGTGGTCCGTTCATCAACCGGGACCAGATGGCCCCGTCGACCGGCGATGCGGACATCTTCACCGTCTCCGAGATCGACAAGCTCAACGCGGCCGCCAATGTCGTCCCGACGACCCCGCTCGTCGCCTCGCCTGTGGGCGAGTTCCCCTGCTCCGATCTGGTGTGGCTGTTCCGATGAGTTCCGTGGTCGACATCACGATCACCCGCGGGGCGGCGACGACAAGCACCTATGGCTGGGTCGCCCCCGCGTTCACGACCGACGCCGGCGAGCAGCCGGCCCGTGCGTACCTCGAGAACGCTACACAGGGCCTGCTCATCACCGGTGACGCGCTGACCGCCGACGGCGTCACGTACGTCGTTGAGAAGGTCGGCTGGTGGCCCCCGGACAGTATTGAGGCCGTCCTCGCCGGCACTGACCTGCCTGACACGTGCACCATCGAACGGCAGACCTCGAGCGTCTTCGACCAGCCCACGAACATCGTCACGAACGCCTGGTCGGTCATCTGGTCCGGCCCGTGCGACATCCAGATCGAGGCCGGTGGCACGACCCCGGCTGTGGTCGACAACGCGGCCGACCCGACGGTCGTCCTCCGGGGCCTCGCGAAGATCCCTGCGAGCGTCACCGACGTCGAACCGGGCGACCGGTTGACGGCCACCACATCCCGCGACGCGCGCCTCGTCGGCGCCCATCTCGCTATCACGGCGGTGCAGATGGACACGACCCCGGCGCTGCGCATCCTCAACGTGTCGGATGTCCGATGAGCCTCGAAGTCGACGTCTCGGACCTGTACTCGTTCGCCGACGAGTTCGTCGCCAAGGGCGGACAGATCGGCGCCGGCGCATCCAAGGTGCTCCATGACGCGGCCGCCGCGGCCGAGGAGTACCAGCGCACCCACATGGAAAGCCACCGGCGTACGGGGGCCACGATCGACTCTGTCGGCACCGACTACACCGGCGACGGACGCTTCGCCGAGATGGCCGCCCAGGTGGGCGTCACCACCTGGTATTGGCGGTTCACCGAGTACGGCACCGTCAACATCGAGCCCGACCCGATTGTGGCCCGCTCCGGTGACGCCGCCGACACGGTACTGGTCCTCGGCCTCGACGACGTCCTGAAGGAGGCTGAGGCCGAGTGAACGTCTACGACGCGATGGTCGCCGTCAACGCTCACGGCGCCGCGATCGCCAACGTCGAGTGGACGACCGAACCGACCACCGGCCACGGGTACGCGATCGCCGACTTCGGCGGGTCCCTGGCGCAACGGTCCGGCGCCGATACCCGGTTCGACTTCTCGATCCGGTGCTGTGGCTTCACGAAGGACCAGGCGCTCAACACTCTCAAGCTGGTCCGGGATGCGTTCACCGACTGGCGCCCCTGGCCCCTGACACGGCCTGACGTGAAGGCCGAGGAGCTCGACTGCGGTCCGCTTCTGTCTTCTACCGCTGTTCCGGGCGACTTCCGCTGGTCGTCCACCCTACTGATCCGCATCGAAACCTAGAGGAGAAGCCATGCCCGATGCTCAGAAGCCCAACACCAACGGCTGGTACCGCGTTCACGCGATCGACGGTTCCGGTCTCGACTACTCGACCACGATCTTCGACCCGGAGCGGCACGTGATCGTGGACGGCGACGCGTCCGACGCGTACGGCCGCCCGCTGCCCGTCGGTGTTCCCGTCGGCGTCCCCGAGCCGAAGCCCAAGCCGAGGCCCAGGCCGAAGCCCAAGACCACGGACAAGACGTCCGCCAACAAGCCTGAGGAGGCCACCAAGTGATCACCGACGTGTTCCCCGTGGGCGTGATGTCGCCCGGAAACAACCTCGCCATCGCCGTACCGACGCTGACGACCCCGACCGCCCCGAAGCTGGCCGACATCGCCGCCACCGCGCTCGACATGACGGACTACATCATGGCCGACGGTTGGGCGATGAAGTTCGACCAGGCCCGCGACGACGACACCCGCCTGTCGGACTCGTCGAAGCGTGAGACGTTCGGCATCGCGACCATCGCGATGGAGGAAATCTCCTACATCTTCAACCCGCAGGGGGCCGGCACCGAGACCGGCAACAAGATGCCGTCGGTCCTGATCCCCGACACGTCGATCTACATCGTGATCCGTCTAGGCAAGGCTCGCGCCACAGCCCTCGCGATCGCCGACATCGTCGACGTGTACCAGGTTCAGCTCGGCAAGTCGGCCCAGTTCCCGCAGCCGACCGGCAAGTACTTGCGGACCATCAAGACCAGCTTCACGAAGGTCGCGAACGCGATCGCGCTCGTCGCCTGACCCTTTCAAGACCCCCGGCGGGGCTGGCTGCCACGGGCCGCCCCGCCGGGTTCTCCGTGGATCCCGTGGCAACCTCCGTGGAAGGAACCATCATGATCGACCTCAAGGCCGCCCTGGCCGAACGCCGCAAGTCGGCAGAGTCCGCGTTGCGGATCAACGTCTGCCTGTCCCGTGACCTCGTCGACGAGTTCGAGGAGCTCGACGAGCAACGGACCCAGATCATCGCTACGTTCGAGATGCGCCGCCAGGAGGCTGTGCGCGACCTGCGGCTGAGCGACGACCCGGCAAAGCTGTCTGGCGCGATCGACGCCCAGCAGGCCGCCGCGACCGCCGACATTGACGCGAAGATCGCCGACGTGCAGGCGCGCGGCACCGAGTACACCGTGCAGCTCGTCTTCGCGGTCCTGCCGCCCACTGAGTACCAGGCGCTGGTGAACGTCTACCTCAAGGGCGATGCGCCCGACATCGAGGAGTTCTCCGCCGCGCTGCTCCGGCAGACGTTCCGCAGGGTCCAGCAGGATCACGAGCCAGTGGGCTCCGCGACCGGCGAGGACACCCCCGTGACGTGGGCAGAGATCTCCGAGGCGCTCAACTTCGGGGAGGTAGACAGGATCGCCCAGCAAGTGCTGATGGCGAATCGTGGCACCGTGGCCGCCCCTTTCTCGCGGAAGTCCTCCGCGACCAGCCACTGATCCTCGCTGACGTCGAAGAAGCCCACAGCCTCGGCGTCAGCCTGAAGCGTTACCACGGGTGGGAACCCCGGACCTGGATCCGGGACGGCTACCTCGAGACCGAGCCCGAGTGGGACGCCGATGAGCGCGACATCATGCGGGCCCGGAGAGCGCTCGAGATGGACCGGTGCCCAGGTTGCGGTGGCTGGATGTCGCAGACCCTGACCGACAACGAACCGGTAGATGACCAGCCCGACCACTACTACGCGGTCGAGCCGTTGTGGTGCCGCAAATGCGTCGCCCACGAGCAGTGGCGCGAGACGAACAACGCCATGGACAAGCAGGCCGCCGGCACGATCGCCGACCGGCGCGTCGCTGCTCGCCGTCTCGTGTCTGAACGAAGACCCCTCCCACCGAGTTGACGAAGCGAGGTGACGGCCATGGCACGTACCGTCGCCGTCAACCTCACCGTCAAGGGCGTCGCCGCCGTCAAGGCCGGCTTCGCCGAGGTCGCCGCAGCATCATCGTCAACGGCCGGCCAGCTCGAGAAGCACTCGACGAGCGCCAAGAAGCTCGGCTCGTCGATGCTCGAAATGGGCGCCGTCGCCGCCGGCGGCGTGGGTCTGATGGTCAACGCTGCGATGGACTGGCAGACCGAATGGATCCAGGTCGCGAAGACCACAACCGGTACCACAGCCCAGCTCGACGCGCTCCAGAGCAGCCTGCGCAACATGGCGAAGGAGATCCCGACCTCGGCGAAGGACATCGCCGCTGTTGCGGGGGCTGTGTCCTCGCTCGGCGTCGCCGCCCCGAACGTTGCCGAGTTCACGCGCGTGATGATCGAGCTTGGCGACACGACGAACATGTCCGCGGCCGATGCGACGACGAGCCTGGGCAAGTTCATGGCCGCCATGGGCACCGCGTCGGGGGATGTGGGCCGTCTCGGATCCACCGTCCTCGCGCTCGGCGCCAGTAGTACCGCGACCGAGTCCGACATCGTCTCAATGGCTTTGAAGATCGCAGGCGCGGCCAAGACGCTCGGCTTCACCGAGGCTCAGACCCTGTCGTTCGCTTCCGCCCTGACCAGCGTCGGCGCCTCGGCTGGCTCGACCGTCGCCCAGTCGATGCTCAAGATGGATGCGGCTGTACGGGCCGGTGGCGACGGTCTGGATGCGCTCGCGGCCACGTCGGGCATGACCGCGGCCCAGTTCACTCAGGCGTGGGGTTCCGACGCCGCCGCCGCGACCGCGGCGTTCGTCAAGGGTCTTGGCCAGATCCAGTCCTCCGGTGGGTCTGTGGATGATGTCCTCGCTCGTCTCAAGATCAGCGCCGGCAAGCAGTCGGACGCACTCCGGCGTCTCGCCGCCGACGGTGACCTGCTGTCCAATTCGCTGAAGACGGGCGAGAACGCCTGGTCGTCGAACACCGCCTTGGTGACCGCAGCCACGAAGCAGTACGACACGGCCGAGTCCCGGATCACGATCGCCTGGAACCGGATCAACGACGCCGCGATCACCGCCGGCGGCAAGATCCTGCCCATGGTGGCCGGGCTCGCTGACGGCGCGGGGAAGGCGGCCGACGCGTTCGGCAACCTGCCGGGTCCGGTGCTGTCCGTGCTCGGGTCGCTCGGCACGGGTGTGGCGGTCATCGGCCTGGTCGGTGGCGGGTTGCTGAAGCTCGCCGCGAGTGGCGCCTCGGCGCACAAGGCGTTCACGGACATGTCTACGTCGTTCCCGAAGACCGCGTCAGCTTTGGGGGCGGTCGGCAAGGTTGCCGGAGTGGCGGCCATCGCGATCACCGCCGTGGCCGTCGCGGCCGCCGCTATCCAGGCCTCTGGCCCCGGGGACTACGGCAACCTCAACGATGCAGCCGAGGCCATGGCCAAACTCAGCGGGGCTAGTAACACCGCCGACGGAAACCTGAACAAGTTCTTCCAGAACGCAAACGGCGTATGGCAGGGTTTTGGTTCGACCAACCTCGTCACCGGGGTCAACAACATTGAGACAGCCTTCGCCCGTCTCAGCAAGCCAGGCTTGCTCGATCAGATCAACAACGTTGGACAGTCGATCTTTTCCGCCCTTACTTTTGGTAACGCCAAGACCGACGTCGCGCAGATCACCGACCAGTTCAAGAAGCTCGACCAGGGCCTGGCCGCGATGGGCTCCAGCGGCGGCGCCGACCAGGCCGCTGCAGCATTCAAGAAGGTCGCCGCCGCCGCGGATGACATGGACCCGAGTCAGCTCATCGCCCTGTTCCCGGAGTACTCCGCCCAGATCACGGCGGCAGGTGTGGCGGCCGGCTATGGCACCTTCACGTCCAAGGAACTCGCGGCGGCGATGCAGGGTGTCCTTCCGGCCGGGATGACGGCGAGCCAGAAGGCCGCCTTCAAGCTGAAGTCGGGCATCGACGACGCGAAGTTCTCGATGGACGACCTGGTCAAGTCCATGTTCGCGGTGGGTTCGGCGGCGTTGAAGACGTCCGGGACGCAGATCGGATTCCAGTCGGCGGTCCTCGATGCGAACAAGGCCATCAAGGAGAACGGCAAGACCCTCGACGAGAATACCGAGAAGGGCCTCGCGAACCGGACCGCCCTCAACCAGATCGCGTCCTCGGCGCAGGCGTACGTGTCGCAACTGACCAGCACCAACGCAGAGACGTCGAAGGTCGTCGACGCGACGCAGAAGGCCCGCGACTCGTTCATCGCAACCGCCGTGAAGATGGGCATGTCCGCGGCGGTGGCCGCCGCACTTGCTGACCAATACGGCCTGATCCCGGGCGACGTGAAGACGAACGTCACCGCCCCCGGCGCATCTGCGGCCCGCGGCTCCGTCGAGGACCTGAAGGCGTCGATCGCGACCTTGCCGCCGAGCGTGCAGACCTACATTCTGTCCATCCTCCAGCGCCAAGGCATCGAGGCCGCGTACGCCGAACTCAACGCCATCTCGGGCAAGACGGTCAGCACGTACATCAACGTGATCGTCAGGGCGCCCAAGGGCAACGTCGGCGGCAACTCAATGGTCGCCATGGCGGGCGCCGACGGCATGGTGATCGAGCCCTACGCCGCCGGTGGCCTCCGCGAGAACCACGTCGCACAGATCGCCCCTGGCGGTGCGATGCGGTTGTGGGCAGAGCCGGAAACGAAGGGCGAGGCGTACATTCCGTTCGCCCAGGAGAAGTGGCCCCGGTCGCGTGAGATCTGGTGGGAGACCGGCAAGCATCTCGGCATGGTCGCCCACGCCGACGGGGCCGTCTACAGCGGCGGCCGTAGCCCTTCCCCGTCCGTGACCGTCGGCTCTCCGAACGTCGACGTGTATGTCAAGGCTGCCCCCGACGGTTCGTACGTTCGGGCGATCGCCGAGGACGTCGTCCACCGCGAGGCCAACGAAGTGAGGTGGCGCTGATGGCAACCATCACGGGTGCGCCCGAGACCACGCCTCTTCCCCGGGTGGGGATCTCGCTGGCTGCCTGGACTGATGGTCCGGTGACCGTCACCCGCGTTCATGCGGACGGCAACCGGGTCACAGTCCGGAGCATTCCCGACTCGTCCGGCGGGGTGAGTTTCGGCTACGACAACGAGACACCGCTCGGTGAGTACTTCTACTACGAAGCCGTGTCGGGGGCAACGCTGGTCACCTCGAGCAACGTGAAGGTCGACCGGATCGACGAGCGGATCTCGTCCCCAGGAATGCCCCAGCTGGACGTCCAGATCGACATGGTGGCCGTCCCGGCCGCGAAGAAGAGCCGCCCGACCGCCATCCTCGACGGGCCGTTCCGGTCAATGCCGGCCGGCGAGTATGGGGAACGGAGCAGCGCCAGGTTTGCGGTTCAGCTGCGCGCCGATTCGGTCGCGGAGCGTGTCGCCGTCGATCAGATCCTGCAGCAGTCTGGTGTTGTCCTGGTCCGGATCCCGCTGACCGAATGGGCCGCGACGTACGCGATGGTGACCGACGACGATCGCGACCCCAAGGTGTCGTTCCGCCGGCAGGGTACGGCCACAGACACGGTCGCTGATCGGCGCACCTTCACCCTGGCGTGTGTCGAGACCACGTCGCCGGTGGGCGGCTCCTACGGTGATCCGACCGCGTCGTACCAGGCTCTCGTCGACTCTGGCCGTACGTACCAGACGCTGCTCGACTGGAAGGGTACGGGCGCGACCGTCTACCTCGATCTGCTCCGCGGCGGGTTCTGAAGATGTACCCCGTCTCTGCGGATTGGGATGCGGCCATCCGAGGCTTTCGCCAAAAGCTGGCGAGGGTCGAGATCCGCCACACTGGACAAGCGACGGTCACGCTTCTCGCGAAGGCGGGCACGGTCCGCGTCGACGAGTCCTCGGCGGTTCGGCGCAGCCTGTCTCTGACGCTCGCCGACCTGTACCTGCCGGACGGCTCGAGGCTGACGCCCCGTACTGCGACCGATCTGCTCGCCCCGTTCGGCACTGAGATCTGGGTGTGGTCGGGGCATCGGTACACGCAAGGCTGGGAGGAGCTCGTCCCGGTCGGTGTGTTCTGTCCGACCGACGTCAATCGCGATTCGTGGCTGTCACAGCTGCAGATCACCGCCCCGGACCGGTCGCGGGCCGTGTCGATGGCGAAGTTCCTGCTCCCGTACAACGTGCCGGTAGGAACCTCGATCCCAGCGCTCATTACGACACTGATCCAACGAGGCGGCGCGTTCCCTGTGCTCGACCTGTCCGGGTCGCGTGCAGTCACCACCTCGGCTACGACGTACGACACGCTCGCGGATCCGTGGGAGGAAGCGCGGAAGCTGGCGACGACGATCGGCTGCGAGGTCGCCCCGAACGTGACCGGCCAGTTCATTATCCGGCCCGTGCCCCAGGTCGGTACGCCGGTGTGGACGGTTGATGTCGACCCGAAGTCTGGCGCCCTGCTCGACCTGGGCCAGTCGATGACCTCCGAGGGCGTATACAACGCGGTCAGCGTGTCGTCGTCCGCCGTGGGCGCCGATCCGGTCACCGGGTACGCGTGGGTTGCTGACGGTCCGCTGGCGGTGTCGGCGATCGGCTGGCGGTCCTTCTCGTTCTCCACGCCGATCGGCATCTCGTCGACGGAGCAGGCGATGCACGCAGCGGCCGGCCTGTTGCCGTCGAAGATGGCCGTGTCCCGCAAGTTCGCCCCGGTGACGGTCAGCAATCCCGCGCTCGACACGGGCGACACGCTGCGGCTGTCTCTGCCGGGAGAGTGCGACCCGAGCCGCACCACCGGTGACGGTTACGCCGACGTGTGGTGGCCGAACGACGTCTGGTCTGACGTCTGGGGCGTCTTCACACCGGGCGAGCGCGTCCTGGCCTACGTCGATGTGGTGACGTCGGCGTTCAGTATCTCGCTGCACCCGGATGCGCAGGGCATGACGCACGCGGTCCGCTACCCGGTGACGGCCATGACAGGAACGGTGGTGACC